TATAGCCTTCAATACTTCTTGATTTTCCATAATATCTCCTTGATTTATAATTTTTGGGTGAGATCTAATTTAAACACATGTATGAAATAGATCAAGAAATCTTTTATAATTGTTTTCTTGACAAAAAGAAAAAGTTAAAAATAGAATACTATTCGGCGGTTATAGCGCCGTGATCGCCATTAACTAAAGCAGCGTATAAATCTTTCCCATGTTGTGCAGGGTCATTAGAAGACGCTGTAAATGGTAACCAATCTTGCGTGTTGTCTCCTAAGTGTGACCATTGACATTCACAATTAATAACTCTTATTGGATTTCCGTCTGAATCATTAACAACATCCATTATTACATTTCCATCTGAGTCAGTAACAGCATTCCCATCACTATCACGTCTTGCTCTTCTAATTGTTGTCCACTGTGGATTTCTTACTGCTACTAATGTTATACTCATTATGATATCCTCAACCACATAGTTCCTCTGGCGTGGTCACTACTACTATTAAGTGAATAACCCATACATCTCCATGTTCCAGAACGATTACTTGCTCCATCATTACCTGCAAAAGTTACAGTATCAAGACCACTTCCCGCTGTTGTGCTACCACCAGCAAATGTTGTACCACTCGTGCTATAACAAAGTGCAGCATAAGAACCAACAACACCAAAAGATATACTTGCTGTTGCTGTTGCCACGTTATCCGAACTTGGAGCAGGTAAGTTCGTTATATTACTTCCATTAATTGCAGAGGCCGTACCTGTTAAGGTGCTTGCTTCTAAAGTCTGTGTTCCTGTGACTGTTGTACCGCCTACTATTATAGCCATTACTTTACCTCTTCTAGGTTAAATTTATATTTTTTACCATTTAATCTGTTTAAAATAAAGAGGTTTTCTTCACCCTCTTGAATAGTCCAAGAACCTCTTGTGCCGTCAACTTCATTATCTCTTGTTTTGGTGTTATTTAAATTTATGTCACCCGTATATATGTCTCGCCATTGCTTGGTTCCAGAACCTAAATCTTGCGCATCATCAGATGTTGGTAATACATGATTGTTAAATATTGCTGTTCCTGCATCACTTCCATCTAATGTTAACATAGTAATATCAGCAGTGTTATCAGTTCCTTTAAAAATAATATCAGTGTCATTTCCTTGTGCATCAAGTGTAATATTACCTGCACTTGTTGCTAAATTAGAGGCTGCATCTCCTGTTGCAATATCATCTAAAGCAGTTGTAGTTGATACTGTTCCAAAAGAAAGTGTACCCGATCCATCAGTTTTAATAAATTGTCCATCGGAACCATCTCCTGTTGGAAGTGCCATAGAGGTAGTACCAAATCCAATAGCGTCCATACGAACTGTACCATCAAAAAAGGCATCTTTAAATTCTAAAGATGAAGTTCCAAGATCTATATCATTATCTGTAGAGGGTGATAAAGCACCATCGGATAACGTTATTTGATTTTGATTGGCAACTTTAAAAGTTACTACATCATCAGAAGCTGCTGAAATAGTTGTGTCTGCATCAGCATCTAAAGTTAATGTTTGACCATTAAGATCTACTGGAGCAGTTACTGTTCCTGGGCCTGCAAAAACATCATACCAGTTTGTTCCGTCCGTAGCTACTAATCTAGTAGCACCGTTTTCAATAGAAAGAGTATTACCAGAAGCTCCAAGTCTTGCAGTCATTGCATAAGGACCAGAAGATCCTGAGTCAGTTGTTGCGTTGGTAATTAAATAAATTTTTTGTGTAGCAGGAAATTGAGCTATTCTTACTGCACCGTGTGCACCTGTAAGTCTAATATGAGCATTTCTTGCTTGGTTGTTTGCTTGTGATTGTGGTCCATCAGCATTTGTTAATGTAGTTACAGCAGCGTCTCCACACGCAACGTTAGTTACTCCAGCAATTGAAAATTCTAATGATTGAGAAAAGTTATTGTTTGTAATAGTACCCCAAGTTCCTGAATTTTCTCCAGAACCTTGTAGCTCTATCCTTAAACTTGTTGAATATGTTGAACTCATCTAATCTCCTATATAATTTTTAATATTTAAATTGAAGTTTGTCAAAACTTTTATGCGGCTTGATGAACTTCTGTCCAACTTATATCCGAGTTAGAGTCATCTACTTCAGACCAAAAAGTCCCTTGTAAAGTCCCTGTGCTACTTGTAACAGAAACGCCAGTCAGTGTCAAAGTAGAAGTTCCTGTTATTGTTAATGTTCCAAGACTAAATGTGGCAGATGTTCCTGTTAAAGCGTAGCTTGTTTCTTGAGTTTCATCTCCCAAACTAGCCGTTAATGCGTTACCTGTTGCGGCTACTGTTGCACCCGCTGTTACTGTTTCACTTACTTCTCCTAAACTTACGGTTAATCCATTTGCAGTAAATATATTGGTTCCAGCACTTGCAGTAGGAGTATTTGCTTGTCCTCCCATAGCAGAGTGAACTGTACAATAGTAGTATAAAGTAGGTGCACTTGCGGCTACTGTTATTTGAGTATAAGCTCCTGCGTTACCTGGAGTTCCATTTGTTGTTACACCAGTTGTATATTCTGATCCTCCTCCATGACTACCATTTTCTGTTTCACTAAATCTAAATGGATGACCATCGTTACTTGCATCAGCTTGATCAAATCTATAAGTGACTCCTTCAACTAATTCTAATGTCTCTTGTTGAACACCATCAATAACATATTTATTTCCACTATCAGTGCTTACAACAGTTACTGTTTTTGTAACAAAACCACCCGTGCCAATAATATTAACATCAGTAGAAGCTACTTCGGTTCCTAAACTACCTGTTAAATTTACACCAGAAGGTGAAACAACAGACGTTCCTACAACAGTTACTGATCCAAGACTTGAAGTAATAGCATTTCCTGATGGGAAAGCTGTTTTACCAATTTCTACAGCAGCAGTACCTATATTAATATCTAGTTCAGGTTCACTAGCGGCTACAACAGTTAATTGTGAATCTCCTGATATAGAGAAAGTTCCAATAGATGATGTTAAGCCTAATGATCCAGCTTCAATAGATCCACCAATTTGTCCTGCACCTGATGTTAAGCCTAAACCAGTTACTGTTATATTAAAATCAGTAGTTCCTACAGCTTGTCCTACAGATGAAGTTCCTTCAGTGCCTGTAAATGAATAAGACTGAGCTGTTGTATTCCAAAGGTTGTCATTCCATCCAATTGTAACTTCACTATCTCCAGCTACGCCTCTGTTCCATCCAGATTGAGCTACGCCTGTAGCGGTTTCATCACCAAGTGATGCTGTTGTTCCAATACCAGTTAAAGTGTGAGTTGAAGAACCTGTTACAGTTTCGGTGCCAAGAGTTGATGTAATTGCATTACCTGTTGCAGTTGCAACGGCAACACCTGTGGCAACGGCAGTTCCTGTAGTAGAAGTGGTGCCTATACCAGTAAGCGTTATGTTACAATCGCCCGTAAGCGTTGACGAACCTAGAGATGACGTGAGGCCATTACCTGTTGCGGCAACGGGTGCGAATGTATTCCATGCACCCGAATTCCAGGTTTGTCGGCCCCATCCTTGGACGGTGGCCATGAATTATCTCCTTATGCTATTCTTAGAATTGCAGCAGTTGATTCAGCAGCAGGGAATGTAATAGTAAACGTTCCTGAAGTTGAAGTTTTAACTGCGCCAAAATCTAATACGCATACAGATGCATTTGTTGTTAAGCCAGATACAGTTGAACTATTATAAATAACAGCAGCTTGTGCTGAAATAGTTGCACTTGTAAATGAAATATCTGCAAAGTCACATACAGCGGCATCACTTGATAATGTTGGAGTAACAGATGTTAATGCTCCACCACCTTCAGCGTAAGTGCCAGATGCTCCTACTTCGTCAGTTTGTTGAAATGCAGTTGTTGATTTGCTCAACGTTGCTTCGTTATCGTATAGTGCTAGTTTAAAAGCGTTCCCTGTCGTTGCCGTAAA